CACAGCGTGTAATCAGAGCGAGATGCCGAGCAACTTCGCAGCCTTCTCGATGTTGGCTGCGTTCTTCGGGCTGCTCTTCAACCACGTACGCAACGCGTTCGTAACAGCCGTCTTGCCCGTGGTTTTCTTCGCGGGACGCTTCGTGGTGAGCGCAGTCACAACAGCAGTAACAGACTGCTCCTTGAGCATACGCGCTGCGATGAGCGCGCTGTTCCAAGCAAGCCCGCCTTTCGCTTTGCCTGCGTACTTCTTCATCACGTCAACGAGTTTCTCACCTGAGTTCACAAGCGTGCGAATCTCGCTAGCGCGCTGCGGAATGCTGTTCACATTCCACTTCAGCGAATCAGCGCACGACGTAGCAACGGCTTTCGCGTCTTCCACGTTCAACGTCACGCCGCCGCACGCTTGCATCAAGCGCGACACAAGACGCAAGCCCGTCTCGCTGTTCTCCTTCGTGCAGGAAACGTACGCGCGCGCAATGTTGTTACGCTGCGTAGCGGTGATGCTCATCTTCTCTTCGGTCTTCTTAGCCATGATATGTACTCCGTTTGTTGTGATGATGCATAGGCAATGCATCTCGCTGTGCGCTATTCATGTAACGCACAGCAGGATGAATTACACAGCGTGTAATTTAGCGACCAAGCAACGCGCGCGCGGCGTAGTAATCAAGCGTCATGCAAGCGACTTCGCATTCGTTGCGCAAAATGCGAACGTGAACGTGCGAAGCAAGCCCGACGCTGTAGCGGAACGAGTCGCGGAACGCTTTCGACTGCAGGTGCTTCCACGCTTCCGCGAACGTCTTGAACTTCACGGGCTTCAAACTGCGAACGTGCGAAGTTGCGTCGAGCATACCTTGGGTCATGAGCGTGATGTTGTAGGACTCGACAGTTTCAATGTCGACGGCAACGGTGAATACCGCGGGCTTTCTGCGCTTGTTCATTGGGATTTCCTTTGTTGTGTAAGGCGAATGCCTCACTAACCGCACCGGTGGAAAGCCGAAAGCCCGACGAGCCGTCAGCGTGAGGGGGCGGGGTGCCGGGACAAGGGGGGTGGGGGGTACCCCCCCGTCTTTAGGTCCTCCGTAAACACGTCGGCCCAAAATTCAATGCGACCCACTATTGACACACGATAAAAATTTTGAAAAAATTAGGGCTCTAACCACAAGGAGCTCACATGGCCCGTCCCAAGTTGCATGGTGTTCGCACCCACATCATCATCCCGTCCGTCCTGAAAAAGCGTCTGGATGACCACTCGAAGCTGACCGGAGTCACCATCTCCGACCACATTCGCCGTGCCGTTGAGCTGTACCTGCTCGCTGCCGAGAAGCAGTGATGGAAGTACCTATCCGCACCTGCCTCGAAGTGGGCGTCCTGTATCAGGGACAAAAGCTCCACTTTGAGCTGGAGTTCGGCGCCACATGCGTAGTCCACGAGGGCGATAGGTTATTTGTTGTTGGGAGGGACCATCTGAACTTGGCTACGCGTTCCAAGGTCAACGCACTACTGGCTAGTTCCTACCGCGACATCCTCAAGAAGACCCTCCCCCACGTGCCTGACGAGTATCTAGACGACACCCTTCGGCACCTGATTGTCCACCTAGATAGGGAACCGCTATGACTGACGCTGTGAACCCCGCGCACTACAAACGCGGCGACGTGGAGTGCATCGACGCACTCAGGGCTTGCATGACTCCCGAGGAGTTCCGTGGCTTCTGTAAAGGTACGGCGATGGCCTACCTATGGCGGCTAGGGCAAAAGGACGCGCCTGAGCAGGAAGCTAAGAAGGCTGCTTGGTACGTGACTTTGCTGACAGGGGGTGACCCACGATGAGTAGCAAGAAAACACGTGAGCGGCTGGTGCAGTACCTAGACGTTACATACCCCGCCTTGGAGCGTGGCAAACCCCACTGGGCAACACGGGAGAAGGAGAGGAAGGCGTACTTCTATGGCTATATGAAGGCCATTGAGGACATTCGCCGCCTGCCTACTTACCTGATTGCGGAAGAGCCCATCAAGCCCGAAAGCTACAGGTAAAAAAAGGCCCGCAGGGTAGCGGGCCTAAAGGGGGTAAAGAAACGCGGTAGACGGTCTCAGATTACCCCGACTATGTCCACGATGCAACACTTGGCCTCGGGCCTCGGGGCCTTGGGCGCTCTGTCTCAATTACACTAGACAAGTAGGAGCCCGAAGCACCAAGGCACATGTACTGCAGGCAGTCAGCAAGGTCAGACCACGGGTGACTCTTTTCTGGAGTTTCGTCGAGGTTGTTGTTCTGCTTCCTGCGGTACCGGTAGTGGAACTTGAGGGCTTGGACGAGGTTTGGGCAGTTGCCGCCGTCGATGATAATGGCGGGGCCACCGTCAATCTGCCGGAGGAACATCTGCTCCACGGACCTTAGTCGCGGTTCTAGATCGTTGGTAGGCGCGGGATAAACCTTGAACCCGAGGCGGCGTAGGGCGTCAAAGGGGGACTCCTCGGAGATTTGGCCTTTGTAGCGGCCCGAGGGGTCTCCAATCATGTAGTACGGCATGCCGGGGTACTCGTTGACCAAGGCGGGCCGCAGTTGTGTAGTGCAGAACTGTTCAATGCCCATGTCTTTAGTCAGGTATTCGCTGTGGATAATCAGCCGTCCACGGTTGTCTATCTGGCCCACGATAGTGGCTGGAGTCCGACCAAAGTCCTGCCCCAGTATGAGAGGCATGTTGGGGATAGGCTTCAGGTCTTTGTACGAGACGTGGAAGTCCGGGCGGAAACTAGCGCGGAACACGGCCTGACCCGACAGGCTCTTGCCGTACTGGGCGTGCACGTGGATGTCTACCCAGTCAGCGTTGTTGGACTCAATAAGGCTCTCGTAGTACCCGTCGCGGAGGTTTTCCCGGTTCTCCGCCGCTGGCGAGGTGCCGCTGGGCTGCTTAAACAAAGCCCAGTTGTTTGGCTTCTCAATCTCCAATTTGGTGTACCACTCGGAGTCTTCGTCCGGCGGGTTTGACTCCCCGATGATGCCGTGCCATGCGTTTTTAGTCACACCAAGTGGGCGAAAACGGCCCACGCGGCCCAGCAGGGCTTCCACCACCGAGATGGGAACCTCACGGAACTCGGATATCCAGCCTCCCGTGATGTTCAAGGACAGTAAGCGCTGCTGGTCTTCTGGCTTGTCGAGCGGGATGAGCATCCAGTCGGACTCGATTTGCCCCAGCTCCGGGTGGCGGAAGTTGAACTTGATGGTCGAGTCCGTGACCTTGAAGGACATGGCTGGACCCAGCCACTTGCGGATGTCCTCCAAAATGGTCTGGCGGAGCTGCTGAGCCGTGTTACGAACCACGACAAAGCGGGTCTTCCGGATACCCTGCGCGTCCGGGTATTCCCCAAGCATGCGCCGAGCCAGCTCCATGATGCAGCCGGTGGTCTTGCCCGAGCCGTAGGGCCCGAGGACAAGACGGACCTCATGGCTATCCAACATAAATTTGGAGATGGTTGTCGGGGCGTCATAGTTGACACTACTCATCGGTGTTCACCAGTTTACCTTGGACGGTAACGGGCTGAGTGCCCCCGCCAATGTTGATGTTTAGGGCGAATCCGCCCGTCCCAGTGCCACCCTGAAGCCCCTCCTTGCCCGTTTTACCGGCGAGGACGGACATCTGCTTGATGGCGTCAATGCGGGCTGCAGGGGCCAGCTCGACGTTGTGGGCAATCTCGTAGAGGACTGGGATGGAGTCTTCTAGGACAATCTCGGACTTTTTGGTGATACGCTGTCCGGCATTCATGTCCCCGCGCCATGTCTGTACAGCTTCTGTAAGCATGTTACGAAAGGCTTTGTTGGACTTCAGCAGTTCCCACTGGGCTTCAGAGATACCGTACCGTTCACGGATGGCGTCTGAGTCGGACAGACCAGCTGCCAGCTCGGTCACTATCTGGGCACTGAGGTCCGATAGTTCGAGGGAGGCATCCAGCCCGACAGGCTTGACGAGCGTGTTGGGAGGTGTATCTTGTGGGGAAGTCTTGGCTACTGGGCCAGCTTTCCTAGACATTTTGGTTCCTCAATTGTGTGAGTGATTGACACAGGCTCTCTCTAGCAGCAAAATTAGCTGTACGCAATAGGAGTCTACTTTTGGCACTTGCTCCTACAACTCCCTCGAAGACCTCTGGCTTTCTACGAGTTGTCTCAAATTCTGACCTCCAGCAACAGGAGCAGGATGCGGCTACTCTCGCGCAGGCTAACAGGGACTCACCTGTTGAGACAGCCCTTGCAGCACATATCAGCAAACGCATGTCTGAGATGCGTGACTTCCGCAATACGGAAGGCATTGCTCGTAGGTTGCTTGAATCTCTTCGCACATACAAGGGTGAGTATCCTCCGGAGAAACTGCAAGAGATACGCAAGTTCCAAGGTAGTGAAGTATACGCCCGCGTAACTGCTACCAAGTGTCGCGGCGCTACGGCCCTTCTCCGTGACGTGTATCTCGGCCCTGATCGCCCTTGGGACTTAGACCCTACGCCAGAGCCGGTTACTCCAGACAACATCAACAAGTCTATTGACGACTTGGTGAACATTGAGATTGCGACTTTGCAGCAGCAGGGCCAACCAGTTGACCAGCAAGCCATTGCTGACCGTGTTAAAGCTCTTCGCGCTGCAGCTGCTCGCGCTGCTAAAAAACAAGCCGAAGACGAGGCAAACATTGCCGCCGACAAGCTTGATGACATTCTCCGCGAGGGTAACTTCTACGAAGCCCTTGCCGAGTTCCTTATCGACTTGCCGATATTTCCGTACGCATGCATCAAGGGCCCAGTAGTTCGCCGCGCTTCTCAGACCAAGTGGGTTGAGGGTAAAGCGCAGGTAGAGCAGGTGCCAAAGATGTTTTGGTATCGTGTTTCTCCGTTCGACCTTTACTGGTCTCCGGGAGCATCATGCATCGACGAAGCGGAGTTTGTGGAGCGTGTAAGGCTTACTCGCGCGGAGCTACGGAGCCTGCGTGGCTTACCCGGCTACAAGGACGAGGTAATCGACGAGGTGCTTGCGCGGTTCTCGGATCACGGCATGCGGGACTGGTGGGACATTACGGACACCGAGCGTGCGGCTCTCGAAGACCGCGAGCGTTGGGCTCGCAGCAACACCGCCCT